AGGCCCCCAGAGACCAGGAGCAGCTCACCGCTGAAAGTTAAAGCCGTACGACATAATCACGGCCCAAGGAATAGCGCACGCTCGCTAACACTGCCCGGTGCAATCACACCGGGCTTCTTTAGACACAGGCCACAATCACCCGCCCCCCTTGACATCATGGAGTGTCGCTTTCTTGTCCCGGGCAAACCTTGCACCCAGGGCAGCAAGGATCAATTCGGCCGCGAGGCGAACAAGCGTCTCCCCGGCTGGCGCTCCGACGCCCGCCAAGCCGCACGCGATGAGCGCCCCCACGACTGGCCCATGGGCGCCTGGGTGGTCGTCACCTTCACCGCCAGCTTCGCCAGGCCTCAGTCCCACTACGGCAGCCGTGGCGGGCACCCCTACCTGAAACCCGATGCCCCCACCCACCCTGGCCGCGTCGGTGACGTAGACAAGGTGGCCCGGGCCCTGCTGGATGCGCTGACCGGCGTCCTCTGGCACGATGACGACCAGGTGGTGCACCTGAACGCCCGCAAGGACTACGCTCACCACGGCGAAGCGCCGGGCCTGTTCTGCACCGTGACGCCCCTGGAGGGCCATGAGGTGCACCTACAGTGATCGCACCTTGCTGTCCTGCTGCGCTGCATGTCGAAGAAAGCTCCTCAGGCTCTGCCAGGGTTTGCCGACGAGATCGTGTTCCGTGCCCCTGGCACCCTTACCCCGTACACGAACAACAGCCGGATGCACTCCGAGGCCCAGATTCAGCAGGTGGCCGCCAGCATCGAGCGCTACGGCTTCAACAATCCGATCCTTCTGGATGAGGAAGACGTGATCGTTGCGGGCCATGCGCGCCTTGCCGCTGCGCAGCTGCTGAACCTGCCGCAGGTGCCGTGCGTGGTGCTGGGGCACCTGACGCCAGCAGAGCGCCGCGCCTACCTGATCGCTGATAACAAGATCGCACTCAATAGCACCTGGGATGATTCTGTACTGAAAGCCGAGCTGGAATCCTTGCTGGAAGAAGGCTTCGACATCACGGACATGGGCTACGAAACCATGCCGGATTTCATGGAGGACACCGATAGGGACATGGAGGAGGAGCTGGATAATGACGGCACCGGCGATTACGATGACGTGAAGCACGCTATTCAGATTGAGTTTGACCCTGAGGATTACAGGGCCGCCTATGATGCCTGTTCCGCTATGCGCAAGGCTGGCATGAATGTCGGCCGTGTGGTGCTGCCCTCCATCCTGGAAGCCGGCAAGCTGCTCTGATGCGATTCGTCTACGTCATCGGCCCACCAGCGGCCGGAAAGTCCACCTTCATGCGCAAGGTGATCGCGCAGCTAGGGCCCTACGAACGTCGCCGAACTGGCAAGGGGCTCCGCTACAGCAGCCACGCGGATGGTCAGCTGGTGCTGGGCCGCTACGACGAGGGCCACCCCTACCCAGGCCTGGACACCCTGCCGCGGGACATCGGCCCACACTTCCGCGGCTGGCTGGCCTCGCTGGATGATCGCTGCCCGCCCATCACCGCCATCTGGGCAGAGGGTGAGCGCCTGATGAACGACCCGAACCTGGCGGCGATTCAGCGCTTGGCCAGGCTGGAGCTGTATCTGCTGCAGCCCAGTGCTGAGCAGCTGGCCCAGAACCACAAGGCCCGCAACGACACGCAGTCGTCTACATGGCTGAAAGGAATGAATACCAGGGTGACGAGAATGGCGAAAGCCTATGGTGCCAGGCCGCTGCATCTTCTGCCGGAGTATGACTTGCTGAAATGAAAACAGTCGTACTCCACAAGGTGCCGCATGGCTTCAAGTTTGGTGACAAGCCATTGGAGCGTCCGGCGAATCTGACGGAGGATTCCCTGTTCGTTGATGAGGGCAATTCTCCGGTCGGTTTCTTTATTCTCAAGCCACCCGAAAGGCTGGCCAAGCTGATGGCGATTGTTGAGTGTGAAATCAACAGTCCGCGAGTACCGAAGCAGCGGATGGATCGTAAGCGAGGCGTTAATGGCAAGCGGAACAAGAATGGAACGTTCAAGTATGAAATCGTCACCCAGTATTCTGTCACCTGCGGTAGCATCGCGCCGAACGCCAAGATGCGCCGCCCCTATCCCAACCGCAGCGCCATCTACGATGTAAAGAGCGCGCAGCGGTTCCGCCGTGCAATGTATGCCGCCGCTGTAGAATCAGCCGCATTGATCGCAGAGGTTTCGCCGGAAATCTATAAGCGTCACACGGAAGCGATCCAGGAGAACGTGCCAGAGAAGTGGCGATTCGGCGAGCACTTCACCTCCTCTATCTCCAACTTCAACATCGCTGCACCCATCCACATTGACAAGTTCAACTTGCGAGGGTGCGTGAATGTCATCATTTGCAAGCGTCGCAACAGCACCGGCGGCAACCTGTTCGTCCCCGACTACGACACCACCTTTCAGCAGGTGGATGGCAGTATCCTCGTCTACCCCGCCTGGCAGAACCTGCATGGCGTGACTCCAATCGTGCCCACCCAGGAAGGCGGCTACCGTAACAGTCACGTCTTCTATGCACTCGCCGGATTCCAACCGTATCCATGATCAAGGCCAAGGTCGGCGATCGCAGCAGCCCCAAGGAGCCCCGCAAGCGGCCCGGCAGCCGTCCGCCTGTGCCCACCAGCCGCCCGAAGGTCACAGCGATCGTGATGGGGCAACGGGTCCACACCTTCGTCCGCCTGCTGCTCCGAGGGGCCACCCGCTCGGAGCTGCAGACCTACGCCAGGGTTCACTGGCTTGGTGAGCCTGGCACCAGCGCCCGCCACATCGACACCATCATCGGCAAGGCCAAGGCGGTCATCTACAAGGACTGGGATCAGCAGCGCGAGCAGTTCGCCGCTGAGCTGCTCGGCCAGCTGGGGCAGCTGGCCAAGGAAGCTCGGGCTCAGCAGAACCTTTCCACGGTGCTCGGTTGCTACAACACCATGGCCCGAATCGTGGGCCTCGGCGTTCAGCAGAAATGAGCATCCTCCTGTATGCCGGCAGCGGCACAATCCTGCAGCCTGCGGTTCATCAGCCGGTGTTGTTGGATGCGGCGAACTACATTCGCCCCATCACCACGTCGTTCGGCGTGGCGCAGACAGAGATTTATGAAAGCACAACCCGTTATGTGCTGCTCTGCTGTGGCCGCCGCTTCGGCAAGACCTACCTGGCCTGCTGCCGCCTGATCACCTGGGCCATGGAGTTACCCTACGGAAACTTCTGGTACGTCACCAGCACCTATAAGGCCGCGAAACGGATCGCTTGGAAAGCCCTTAAAAAGCTCCTGCATCCTGCTGCTGTTGCGCACATCAACAACGGCGACCTCATCATCACGCTGGTCAACGGCGCCACCATCAGCCTGATGGGTGCTGATCAGCCGGACAGCCTGCGGGGCGACAGCCTGAGCGGGTGTGTCATTGATGAGGCCGCCTTCACCAAGCCTGAAGCCTGGACGGAGGTCATCCGCCCGGCGCTCTCCGATCAGCAAGGACCCTGCTGGCACATCACCACCCCCAAGGGCTTCAATCACTTCCACGAACTGTGGGAGAAAGTCGAGGACGACCCCGAATGGTCCCGGTTCAGCCGCACCACCCTGGACGGTGGCCGGGTGCCCGAAAAGGAGATCGAGGCGGCCCGGCGCGACCTGGATGCCCGCACCTTCCGCCAGGAGTACCTGGCCAGCTTTGAGTCCGCTGCAGGGCGGGTCTACTACGACTTCTCCGACGCCAACATCAGCAAGGACGCCCTGGATGATGGCGGCGACGTGCTGGTGGGCCTGGATTTCAACGTCAGCGTCATGGCTGGCACCCTCTGCCGCCGCACCCCCAAGGGCATCGAGCAGTGGGGCGAGATCGACATGCCGAACAGCAACACCGACGAGGTGGGCAGGTATCTGGCTGAACGGTTCCAGGGCCGCAAGGTGATCGTCTACCCAGACCCCACAGGCAACGCCCGCAAGACCAGCGCCAGCAGCGGCATGACGGATCACAAGCTCTTGCGCAAGCACGGCCTCAAGGTGGTGTCCCCGACCGCACCATGGGGCGTTAAGGACAAGGTGAACGCCACCAACTGCCTGATCCGCAGCGCTGCCGGTGACATCAGCTACACCATTCATCCGAGCTGCAAGAAAACAATCAAGGCACTTCGTGGTGTTTGTTTCAAGGAAGGTTCGGAAGAGTTTGTCATTGACAAGGTGCCGAATATCGAGCACTGGACGGACGCCTTGGGGTATCTGGTGCTCAGCGCTTGCAACCGGCTCAAGCCTTATGACGTCGGTGGCTCCAGCCTGCGCGTCATCTGATGCCCAGTAACCTGAGGGGCACTGCGACGTGCCCATGGCCACGGTCGATCCGCTGACGCTGTCTACGCTCAACCCGGCAGCCACGATCGGCCAGGGCCTCGGCACCAGCCCGGCGCCCGAGGACGTCAACCATCCGGACGGCGTCTGGTTCGCGCAGGAGTCCCTCTGGCGCATCATCGCGGCCAACCTGGAGGGCATCCGCCACCTGCGCCGCTATCACGCCGTCTTTCTGCCCCAGTTCCCCCGCGAGCGTGACGACAGCTACGCCCTGCGGGTGCTGCTGTCCTCCTACACCCCTTACCTCTCGCGGCTGATCCGCGGCTCCGTGGGCCTGATCCTCCGCAAGCCGATCCACCTGGAAGGCGGCACCGAGGAGTTCTGGGACGACTGGCGCAACAACGTGGACCGCTGCGGCACCACCCTCGACGACTTCGCCAAGACGTTGCTGGC